GCCGGAGAGAGGTCGCAAGCCATGGAAAGACTGGCAGTGGAAGCTCTACAACGATGCAGTCACTCGACATGCTAGCTTTGTTCTCCAAAACATTAAGAGTCCTGCTGACCCTCGGGTCGGCGATCTTCTCGCGATGGAGTACTCCGCTTATAGCAATGAGTGCCTTTCGGTGTATGGCAGTGTCGTTGAGATGCCTTACGTCTCGCGTGGTAACGTCCGCTGGAATGCGGCACCCGGTCCTAACTTCGAACTGTACAGCAATTACTACTGGACAGACGGAGAGGGCGTGCAGCACTGCACAGCCCACCTAAAACAAACAGATCTACCTGACTCTGCAGTCTACGCACGTGTGTGCGCTATACTGGAGCCCTGTAAGGTCCGTACCGTCTCTTGCGGTGAAGCAGAGAAGTACTGGTTTGCTAAGGATTGGAATAGGGTGGTGTACCGTTACCTGCCCAAACATCCGACATTTAGATTAGTCGGTCGGCCCATTCGTCCTGACGAGGACTTCCTAGCTTTCACTGGGAAGTATCTCCTGTCTGGGGACTACAAGGGTGCGACGGATACGATCCTGTCGGGTTGGAGCGAGAGAGCGTTGGAGCTGGTGAATGACCGGCTGGGGATACCGTTGGAGGACCGACCTCTACTTCGTGACTGCTTGACGCGTCACAACCTTCTTTACAGCACTACGGACGTAGGTGCTGATTTCGAGGACTGGGCGAATGACCCTGCAAACAACGTTGGTGAGTATCACGATGAGAAAGGACGTGATTTCTACGTTGTAAAGCAGCAAGACGGTCAGCTTATGGGTTCCCCCGTGAGCTTTCCGATTCTGTGCTTGCTAAATGCAGCGGTTAACTACCTGTACCTCGACCCTACGCTGACAGTACCTATACGTCAGCTCCCCCTTCTCATAAACGGCGATGATGTCGCTGCTTCATCTGATAAGGATTTCTCGGACTGGCCACAATTCGTGGCCCGTGTGGGATTCAACTTGTCAGTTGGTAAGAACTATGTGCACGATCGCGTGATGTGCATCAATTCAGAGTTCTATGAGAGGAGAAGCCGTTCACAGTGGACGATGTTCGGGTGTGTTCCAGTAATGGACCGCATACCGATGTTATCGTTGGGACTGTTGTATGGCAATGGGCGTGTGGTGGGGAATAAGAAGAAGGGCGAAGAAGAGCGCCGAGGGCTGACGAGCGGTGATTACACGCGCGTTATGCCCATGGGCGAGAGTTGTCGGTACATTCTCAC